CGGAAGGGCTCCTCGCGCTCGCCCCACGGCTCGGGTACGACGGGAGCATCGACGGCGATGGCTTGAAGTCGAGCGCCCTCGTAGACGAACTCGGCTCGCCGCTCGGTCAGATCGGTTGTTGCACTTCGACCCAGATCAGGCATACACGTCCTCCACTTCGCGCAACCCGGCGATGTGGAACGTCCGACGGCCAGGACGTGGCCTGCCGTCGCGCTCGATCACGTCGGCATCGAGGCACCACCAGGCGTCGGGGCGCGTCAGTTCGACAGGCCGAACGAGATACGTATGCCAGTCGCCGCGATGGTTCGTGTAGCCGAACCGCAGCAGACAACCCATTGCCCCGCTTTGGCCCAGGTGTTCTTGGCCGGAGGCCGATACCGCCGACACCTTCTCGGCGGCCTCCCCGGACCGGCTGAACTCTGCCTGTCCCTCACACGGATCGGCACGCCGACCGGCCTTATCTGTCCGGTCCGGCGCTCCCCGCTCGGCTATGGCGGTGACGATCAGCATGGTCATGTCCCTCCTCCAGGTGTGTGACGCCACAGCGGCTGATCGCCGTAGAGCTCCCACAGGCTGTAGCCGAGCGCCAGCGCCAGGCGGTCGGCGAGGTCGAGGCGCACGTGGCGCGACTCGCCGGTGCGCAGTCGCAGGATCGAGCGCTCGGAGATGCCGGCGATGTGCGCGATCCAGGGGACGTCCGAGAGCCGGCGCTGCAGCATCGAGGCCAGCGGCTCGCGGGGCAGGTAGACGGCTTCGACGCGGTCGACGACCGTACGCCGGTTGCACCTGCGCTCAGGAATCCCGGCCTCACGACGCTTGGCCTCGTGCCAGATGCGCTGATATTCGAGCTGACGCAGATAGCGCTCGCGGCTCTGGGCGGCGTACTCGCGGCGGGCCAGGGTCCGCATGCAGGCCCGGCAGCGGCCGCGCGTCTTGCCGCGCCGCAGCGGCGAGAAGTCGCAGACGTGGCGCCAGCGCCCGCATCCGCAGCAAAACTTGCGCCCGAGCACGACACCATCGCTGCGAGGCCGCAGACGGCCGTGCTCGTCGCGCTCGCAACCGCCGTCGGTGGGCGCCAGTGCGAGCTCGTGATATGGCACCCTCATCGCCGGCCCCGCCTGCGCAGCGACTCGAGCGTCGGGGTCGTCACGCACACCGATCCCCACCAGCGCGGCGGCCAGTCCCAGTGCGACGGCAGCCGCGGCGGGATCCGCGTGATCACCGGCTGCATCCGCTTACGCAGGATCACAGCCCCACCTCCTGGGGCTGCAGCGTGACGACCTCGCCGTCGTGCTCGCGCTCGATCGTCAGCAGCACCCGCCCGCCGCTGCGGCGCAGCGCGAGCGTCAGCACCACCTCGCCGGCAAGGCGCCTCGAGGCGGTCGCGGCGTCGAGCCCGAAGCGCTCCTGCAGCTCGCGCAGGTCGCGGGCGAGGTCGGCGACGCCGCCGGCGCTCATCGCCGCCGCCTGCGCCCGGTCTGCTCGTCGTAGCGCTCGGCCCAGGCGACGAGCTCGGCGATCAGAAGCTGTCGGCGCCGGTCGGTCGCGAACTTCGAGTCGATGCGCTCGACCGGGTTGATCTCGGCGTTGCGCAGCATCCTGCGGGCGTGCGTCTCGCCGATCCCCGGGACGGCGCGCAGCAGGCTGAGGAACCGGACCGAGTGCTCGCCGGCCTGGACGGCCCGGGCTGCGAGCAGCGGCCCGTCGCCGTGACCGGCGGCGCGGATCGTGGCGCACAGCGCCGCGCCGGCGAGGCGGGCGTGCTGGGCGCGGGCCAGGGCGACCGCCTTCTGGTCTTCGATCACGGCGCCGCCTCCTGCCCGTCCAGCACGCCGAGGCTGCGCAGCGGATAGGCGGCCTCGAAGTCGCAGCGGTCGCAGACGACGGTGATCAGCGGATAGATCGCGTCGACCACGATCATGTCGCCGCCGCAGCGCTCGTCCTCGGGCCATCGGCGCTCCTGCAGCCGGGCGTGCGGCTCGGCGATGGAGCCTTCGGGGTAGCGCTCGGCGTAGATCGCGAAGCGGTCATGGCGATCGTCGAGCTTGGGTGCGGACGGCTTGGGCTCCTCGGGGAAGTCCTGGTTGCGGATGAAGCTCGCGAGCAATCCGGGGCCGACGCCTTCGCGCTTGTCCCAGCGCCGGCATGCGGCGAGGATCTGGTCCGGATTGCCGTAGGCGAGCAGCTCCTCGCCGTTGTCGACTCCGCGTTCGCGCAGGGCGTCGACGGCAGCGCGCTGTTCTCCGGTCATGGCCGTTTCCTTCCTTGAGAGAGAAGCCTGCTGCTGCTGCTGACGACGATCGCCGCCGTTCGCGTGTGCGCACGACGGCTCTGCAGAGCCCTTAGGGCTGTGTTAGCCGTAGGTAGGTAGCAGCAGGTAGTTAACTGGGACGGGACGGGCCCCGGGCGAGCACGTACGCGCGCGCCCGGGACGCGGGCACAGCGCGCGCTGACGGAGGCGCTAGGCGCGGGCGCGTGCGCGCACGTACGCGCGCGCGCGGCATGGCCGGCATGGGAATTAGCGACTCGCATCGAATTCCTCCCGATTGCGGCGTCTTTTCGTTTCGCGAGCTTTCCGGCGCTGAACCATGACCTCCTTCGAGTCGTTGTAATCGAGGTAATCGTGGATCTGCCAACCGTTGCCGTTGGGCACCCAAAGCCCGGACGACACAAGTGCGTCGGTCGACCGCTCAAGACGCCTCCTGGTGGCAAACCACTGGCCGACAAAATCCTCGGAAACGTCGCCATCGGTGAAAAAAGCTGCGCAATGTGAAAGCGCGAACAGTTCCAGGCCGACCGATGCGGGCTCGAGATTCCAGGCGAGTCTGAACTTCGGATGCGCATATAGGTGGTCGTCGATCCGCACCCAGGCCACGACCCTCACTGACCCTTCCGACGTGCATCAAGGGCGACTTCAAGCTCCATTCGCAGCTTGTCTCCCTGCTCTCTGGAGAGCCTTCGAATCGAAGCTTTTGTGACCCTTTCAGGCACGTCTTCGAAACCGATCTGGGCGAGCTTTTCGCGCACCCATTCGCCGTCGACGGCGGCTTCGCGGCGCAGATACATCAGGTACTCGATGCTGCGTTCAGAGAGCCCTGCCGGCCCCGGCGCACCGTGAGAAGAGGCGACCGCCGGCCGGGCTGGCGCTATCTCGTCGCTTTCAAGCACCGGCATGGCACTGGCCGGGCCGGTTTCCACCGGCAGGGACTCCTGGGCGAGCGCGTCGATCAGCCCTGACGCCTCGACGTCGGTGAGCTCGGCGAACGAGACGATCGTGCGATCGAGTTGCCTGTTGGCCCAGTCGATGCGAACGTCGTGGTCGGCCATGTCGCGCTCGGACAGCAACGCGAACAGCTTTCGCATCTGCGGCTGCGATGGCTTGTCCTGTTCGGTGCGTGCCTCGTGGGCGGTCCGCGGCTTGATCCGGGCGGGCGGGATCGGCGCGGCGGCGTTTCGCCGTGGCGGCGACGGCTCGGGTTCGGTGATCTCGGCGATCTCGCGGGCAAGCGACGGTACGGGTTCGGCGGGGATCGGCGTCAGCCCGTCGGCACTCGCGGCAGCGGGGAGAATGGGCGCTGCGCGCGTCGGGCCGAGCAGCGCGGCGGTATCCATCTCGAGATCCAGGACGGGGACGGCGAAGCGCTTGACCTGCTCGCCGGGGCGGCGGATCTCGCGCTGCTCGAGGCGAAGCCAGCCGGGCAGGAGGCTGCGGCCGGTCGCGGCGGCGAGCATCTGCGCGAGCTCGAACGCGCCGGCGAGCTCCTCTGAGGCGTAGAATCCCTGGGTGTCGAGCCGCCACAGGCCGGTCGTGGCGAGGTCGGCGAGCATCAGCGACAGGCGGGTGTGGCGCGAGCAGCGCGGCGTCTGGTCGTCCTCCTCCAGCGTGGCGCACAGGCACGGCTCGTCATTGGTCTGCCGTTCGCCGTCGCAGCGGCGCACGCAGCCGCCGCCGGACCACAGCTCATAGGACTGCGACAGCGCCATCCGCTCGGGCGGGACGGCGACCCGGATCTCGGCGGTGTTGGTGATCACCTGCCATTGCTCGCCGACGGGCGCGTCCTTCCACGGTTCGACGGCGCCGCCGTAGAGGCCGGCGATCCGCTCGAGCGCGCGGCGGTCCTGGCCGGTGATGCGGAACGTGGCGAGCCGTTGCGGCCGGGTCTTGCCGCCCTTGGTCGGGACGGTGACGCCGATGCGGATGCGCCCGGCTTCATGCAGGCGGCGCTGAAGATCGAGGATCGGGCTCATACGGATCCATCCCGAAGCGGGGGCTGGCCGAAGACGTCCTCGAAGGGCTGCTGATCTTCATGCGAGACGAGCCAGAACGGCGTCTTTGAACCCGCGTAGGGGTCGATCGGCAAGTTTTGCCCCGTGGGTCGAAGCAGGTGCGCGAATCCGACGCGGAAATCAGCCCATACGTAAGCCACGGGGATCTGCGTCGCGCCGGCGCCCTGCCGCATTCGATCCTGTCCGCTCATCGCAGCACCACCAGATCGCGGTAGAGCTTGAGCAGTCGGCGGTGCTCGCGCGCCCATTCGACCTGCTGGCCGGTGGCCTGCTGGGTCTGGTAGGGCACGATGATCCGGCGCTCGACCGTCATCCGCGTGGCCTGCGCCATCGCGAATGCGTGGTCGATGACGCTGCCGTCGTCGAGCTGCGTCGGACTGATGACGAACGCCAGGCGACCGCCGTCGGCGAGCTTCGCCTTGGCGTTCTTGATGACTGCCTTCCAGGCAGCCATGAACTCGTCGAGCGTCATGTTGCCCAGGTCGGTGGACTCACTGCTGTAGCGGCCCTTGGCTTGTTGCCAGTACGGCGGGTCGAGCAGAATCAGAGTCGCCTTCGGCGCAGGCCACGACTGGGTGGCGTCGTGTTGGTGGATCGGTAGCGTCGGTGTCGACGGTGTGAGGTCGGCTGCCCAGATCCGACGCCCCATCTGCTTGGCGACGTCGATGGTGGTGCCGCCGCCGGCGAATGGATCGATGACGACGTCGCCGGGCTCGGTGTAGAGCCAGAGCAGGTTCTCGACCACGGCGGGCGGCATCCGTCCGAAGAACGAGCCATCCCCGCCGTCGAAACCGGACCACACGTCGAAGTGCTGCCGCGATTCGGGTGGCTGTCGGAATTCCTCCAACTGAAGAAAATCCGACACCCATTCCTTTACGGTGTCGTGATGGACACCAACGTCTGCGGCGATCTCTCGCAGGGTCCAGCAGTCAAGCCAGAGATCCCATGCGCGCTCTTGCTGTCGCCGTTTCTCGGTGGCTCGAGCTTCCTTGGTCCACCGCTCTACCGAACTCTCGCTTGCCGCGAGCAGCTCGGCAAGCGCGGGCACGCCACCGTCACGCGAGTAATCCGGCCACAGCTGCCCGGCGAGCCGCGCCTTGTCCTTGAGCGAGAGCTGCTGGCCGTGAGTGGCGTTGCGAGTGATCGCCTCGCGGCGGATCTCGACGTCGGTCAGGTTGCCGAGATCGACGGCGGCAATCTCCGATGTCTTCTCACGTTTATGCGCCTGCCAGCGATGGAACCCATCAACGAGCACGCGACCACGAGCGACGGTGATCGGGGGCAGGAGATCGAGTGCGGTCCGGTATCGCTCGATCGCTGCGTCGTCCTCGCGTAGCCGGGGGTAAAGCTCGCGGACCCATTCGACCTCATCGACCGAAAGTGAGCACACGCTTTGGTCGCTAGGCATGGGCTGCTCCTGGCGCAGGGATCGCGGGGCCGAGCACGGTGCGAGCGGTCTCGAGCGACCAGCGAGCCCGCTCGATCGCATACAGGAACGCCTCGAAGATCGGCTCGTCGCAGCGGACGGGGTACGCCTCGCAGCGCTGCGGCGTCAGGTACAGGCACAGGCCGCCGTCGACCGCAGGGATGGGGACGGCGTCAGCGCGCTCGTCGCCGCCGAGCAGGTAGTAGCGGCGGCGGTAGTAGGAATAGCGGCGGGTGCGCCACGGGCCGGCGAAGTCCGCGTAGCGATAGGCGCTCAGCTGCAGGGCGACGTCGTTCCACGGCTGGCGCAGCTTGCCCTTGGAGTCGCGGTCCTTCTTTGAGCTCTTGTAGTCGGTGATGACGGTCGTGCCGTCGACCTTGAGGATCGCGTCGAGTGTGCCGGCGTATCCGTAGGTGGGGCTGTAGACGGTCATCTCCGCGGCCTCGTAGACGGGCTGATGCGCCTGGCACCAGCGGTCGAACTGATCGAGGAACGGGGCGATCTCGTCATCGACGACGGGTCGCTGGCCGGTCAGCGCGTACGTCTCGCACGCCTGGTGGATCTCCGAGCCGAGCTGTTTGGCTGTGCGCTCGCCTCTGCGTGGGCGCTCGCGGGCGCCGATCAGCCATTGGACGGCGGCGTCGGTGCCCTCGTCCTCGATGATCGCCTGCAGTGTCTTCAGTCCGTTGACGGCGGCCTGAGCGGTCTCGCCGGCGGCCCATTCGATCAAGCCGCGATTGCTCGAGGACTCGTTGATGATGGTCGTGACCGACCACAGCCGCTCGTCGTCTTCGGCGGGCTGCTCGACGAGCGTTTCCTCATGGGGCAGGTCGTCGCTCATCGCCAGCCACCGACCGTCATGCGACTACTCGGCGCCGTCGTGCGCGGATCCGTTGCGCGGCCGATGGGTGGGCCAGGGCGCGAGCGCGTCTTGAATCTCACGGTCGCTCAGCGTGTGCAGCCTGCGGTGCCGGCGCCCGAGGCCGAGCGCAAGCTGGCAGGCGGCGGCGACCATCCAGACGGCCGCGAGCACCGCGAGCGCGATCAGAAGGTCGGTGGTCATGCGGCGTCGTCCTGCTCGCAGTCGTGCTCGGCGTAGAACCAGCCGAACGGGCGCTCGAGCGCGTCGGCGATCCGCTGCAGGCTGCGCGCGGTCGGCTCGTACTTGCCGCGCTCCCAGTCCGACAGATGCTGGCGGCGGACGCCGACCATCGCGGCGAACTTCTCCTGGCCGAGGCCGGCGAGCTGGCGGCCGAGCCGGATGTTCTGACTGACGACCTTGCGGCGATTGTCCAGGAGCGGCTTGCTCATGGACGACTACTTTGTACGTCTGACCGCCTTCACATAAGTACGAGTTTTTCGTACGTCCGACGTTTATTACCGCTACTAGCGGGTTTTTTCGTCTGAAATCAGGCGAGATGAAACATGCTGATGAAGCTCGCCACCCCGTCGACGATCGTCGCGAACGCGATCGCCTCGAGCGCCACCGGCCGGCCCTCGCGGTCGGGCACGGTCGCCTCGCCCATCCACCAGCCGCCGTCTCTGAGCCGCCGCAGGCGGGTCATGCGGGCGTCCTCACCGCCGGGCCACAGCTCGCATGTGTGCTTGCCGATCACTTCCTGTGCGGTCCATCCGAACAGCGCTGTCGCCGCAGCGTTCCAGGTGTTCAGTTCGAGCTGCTCGGTGGTCGTGACGATCGCGACGTCGAGCGGTGTGGCAGCGAGTGCGCGTGCGAGCTCACCGCCGGGCCGGCTGCGATCGATGAAGAACCAGTCGGGCTCGTGGCCGGTTATGGCGGCGATCCGTTCGAGCGTGCCGCCGGCGGGCGCGTGGATCCCGCGCTCCCAGTCAGACAGGTGGACGCGCTTGACGTTCAGCAGCGCGGCGAGATGTTCCTGGCTCTGACCACAGGCGTTTCGGGCCAGGACGATGTTTCGCCCGACCAGCTGTCGATGCGGCATGGCGTCATCTGCGCCTGCCGATCACGGTCACGTTCCCGAGCGGTCTTGAGTGCTCGGCGGCTTGCAGCTCGTCCAGTTCGCCGGGCCGGCGCCGCGCGCGGCGGCGGGCGGCTAGGACAGCGGTCGATAGCAGCACCAGCGTGAGGCCCGACACCAGCATGATCACGACAACCTCCCCAACCAAGGCTCGACTTCTCTCTCTTCCGACGTGCAGCAGTCTTGCACAATCCGCGATAGCATTGGAAATCATGCTGCAAGCGACCAGCACAATCGGGCCATGGACAGGACCCTAGTCCGCAATCACACTCCAGGCCGGATGGCAGAAGACGCGCGGATTCGCGTGGGGCGTGGAATCCGCCGAGCCCGCGAACGCAAGGGATGGACGCAGACGGAGCTCGCGCGTGCCGTGCTGGCCTCAGACGCCCAGGTCAGCCGCTGGGAGAACGGCCGGGCGGTCCCGCGGATCGAGACGCTCGAGCAGATCGCGGCGATTCTGGACACGACGATCGACGAGTTCTTTCGCCAGGCGTGATGTGGGCCCCGGCAACCGACCTTGCCCGCAACGGGTCCACGGACGACAAAGAGCCCCGGGCGCACGAAGCGTCCGGGGCTCTGAACCCAAAGGAGGCGAGCATGATCGAGGATCTGGTCGCACGGATCGACAAGCAGCTGGCGGCGCTGGCGCAGGAACGGGAACGGCTCCAGGCCGCGCGCGCCGCGCTTGAGTCCGGCGAGCCGCAGAAGAAACGCCCCGGCCGGCCGCCCGACTCGCGCAATAAGCCGCGCGCCGGCGGTGCCCGATGAGCGCCGCCGTACCCTTCGCGGTGGGCATGAACGGCCGCGGCATCCTCCTCGGCTTCCTGGTCGGGCTCGCCGTATGGGCGGTCGTGGTCCTCGCGCTGATCGGCGTGCTGCGATGAGCAGCGACAAGGGCGCGCGCCGCGCCGTCCTCGGCGCCTCGATCACCGGGATCGTCGTCGGGGTCGTGTTCCTGCCGTCGCTGCTGGGGCCGATCTCACTGGCGCTCGGGCTGTTCGGCCTGGCGCTGTGGAAGTGGGGATGACCGTCCGATAATGGGCGTTACGTCAGCCGTGCCCGACTACTACGCACCGGACGGGACACCGATCGACGTCGACGAATGGTGCCGGCTGTTTGAGCTTCGCCATCAGGACATGAGCCAGGACTCGTGGTGGCGCCGGCGAACCCAAGTCACACCCACCGTCGAGGTTTCGACCGTCTGGCTTGGCCTCGACCATCAGTGGCTTCACGGCCCACCGCTGTTCTGGGAAACGATGATCTTCGGCGGCGAGCACGCTGATGGGCAATGGCGCTACAGCTCGCGCCAGCAGGCGCTCGACGACCACGAGCGAATCGTCGCAGCGCTGCGCGCCGGACGCGACCCCGACGATCACCCCCCCGGCGTCCCCAGCGACTGCCAGTCCGCCCAGCCGCCGCCCTTAGCGTTGTAGCGGTGCTTGACCTCCCCGGACGCGAGCTCCACGAACACCTCCAGGCGTCCGTCGGTCATCGTCCCGACTGCGACTGACTGCGCATCGGCCGGAACCTCCGGTCCCGGCGCCGGCGCGCTGCCGCCCTTGGCCAGGTCGAGCACGTAGCCCATCGGGAACCCCGGACCGCAGTCGGAATGCCCGCCGCCGCGAACACCGAGATCGCAGTGCTGGCAGACGCCGCGCCCCGAGCCCTGCGCCTGCGAGGCGGACAGCTCGACGATCGGGATCCCGAAGTGCGCCGCCTCCTCGGCGATCCAAGCGGCGCAGTTCTCAAGCATCGTGTGATGGTTGTTCTTCCACTCCGCTTCAGTCCAGGCCGCGAACCCGCACAGCTCGATCGACACCGCCGCGCCGTTAAATTCGGCCTGCGTCCACGCCTTGTTGTTGCGGCTGACGTACTCGCCGATCACTCCCGGCTTGTCGTCGGCACCCGTATGCGAGGACACGCCGACGTTGCCCTGAAAGAACGAGCCCAACGACTCGATCGTCCGGGCGCCCTCGGCAGTGTGCAGCACGATCAGGCGCACGCCCGCACCACCGCGTGAGCTGTAATTCGGCGATGCGATCCACAGCCTCTTCAACGCCATCGTCACACCTCCGGCCGGCGCCGCCGGCGCAGCGCCTCGATTCGCCTTGGGTCGTCCTCCTCGAGGTAGTCGGCGTCCGCGTCGTCGTCGAGCGGAGGCTGATGCGGATCCGAAGGCTCATCCTCTGGTTCAGGGTTAGGTTCGGCTGCGTAACGGTCCTCCATGTCACTACTTCCCGGGCGTCCCGAGGCTGTACCACTTGGCGTTTCGCTTGCCTGCTTCGGCGCCGGCCCAGCCGCCTTCCTTGGCCTGGTAGGCGTGGAAGACCTCGCCGTCCTTGGTCTCCACGAAGACCTCGAGCCGGCCGTCCGTCATCGTTCCTACTGCTATCGCCATCGTTCCCTCCGGAAGTTGGGGTATCGGTTCCTGTACTGGCTTTGCGGGCGAACCCTGACCGTAAGGTCCAGGGTCAGGCCCATGATAGATTCCCGCGCGATATGAGTGGTGCCACGGCTCGCTGGGGGCATCACTCCACTGTTTCTGCCAGCCGAACGGGGCGCCGATCTGAGCGATCATGTCCCACATTTTCTGGTTGGCGGCGTCGACCGCCAAGCCCCATCCGTGATTGCTCGTACCGGGCACAGCGGCCAGATTTCCGCCGGCCTGGTAGACGTTCCAGAGCTCGACTTGCTGCTCGTAGGTGCGGTATGAAGACTTCGATCCGGTCGGCAGCAGTTCGACGCCGCGCCGACGGGCCTCCTGGTTCATCGCATTCCAGCTCGCCGCAGCCGCGATCGCGAGCTGCCCCTTGGCGATCGGCGCAAGCTCCGACGGCGGCAGTTTTCCGTTCTGGCTCATGGCCCTCCTTGGTGTGCTGACAGCCTGGAGATGATCTGCCGGTAGCGCTGCTCCTGGCTGAAGCAGTGCACCTGGATCGTCTGGTGGCCGCGCAGCAGCGCCTCGCCCGACAGGACGGCGATCTGATCGCACAGGTACGTCTGTCCGTTGGCGATCGCGCGCGCGAGCTGCTCGGTGTCGGAAATCAGGTTCTGCTGGGTGTCGCGGATGTCCTGGGTCTGTGCGTAGTCGACGGCGAGCCCGACGACGAGCGTCGCGGCGATGATCAGGTAGCCGAGCAACACCAGCCGCAGCCGGCGAAGGGTCTCGTCGCGTGCCATCAGCGCTCCTGCGCCCTAACCATCGGCACGGCGCCCAGCAGCGCGCCGCCGAATCCGAAGATCGCCGGGTCGACCGGCGGCGCGGCCCCGTAGACCACCAGCACAGCGCCGAGCACGAGCACGACATAGCTGCGGATCAGCCGGAACGTCCGCATCTTGCCGTTGGGCTCGGGTTCAGGCGGCCCCTTCGGATTCAGGAGCACCATTGTCATCCTCCTGCACGCTTGCCTCCTCGATCTGCGCCTGGGAGGAGTGGGGGACCAGCACGCCCATGTCGATCAGCGCGCGCATCACCTCGGGCAGCGCCCGGTCCTGGGTGATCTGCGTCGGCTTGCCTTCGAGCAGCATCGTGTCGCGCAGCGTCTTGTCGGCGACGGTCGCGAGGTTCGCCGCGGCCTTGGCGGGATCCTTCTCGCGGCCCGAGGCGAGCCGGTCGGTTGCGACCTTGACGCCGAGCTCGGTCGCCTCGATCGCCTGGGCGGCGATGCCGCGGTAGCGATCGGCGAGATCGCGCTCCTGGATCTCCAGGCCGCGCTCGCGAATCGAGTTGTAGAGCTCGGCGTAGTGGCCGCCGGAAATCCAATGGCGCACCGTGTAGGGCCGTGGGAACACGTCGTCGGGATACTCGGCCTCCAGATGCTCGAGCGCCGCGATCACGTTGCCGGACCAGGCGACGACGGCGGTGAAGATCCGGGTGATCTCCTCCTCGGTGTAGGGGTTGGCGCGGTAGCGCTGCTGCCCGGTCGCCATCAGGGCCGGTACTTGGCGAACGTCTGCGCGAGCCGCGCGCGGCGTGCGAGCGTCGGATTGCTCGAGCGCGCCGCCGACGCGAGGCGCTTGGCGGGGATCTTGGAGCCGGCGGGAACGCCGAGCTGGCGGTGAAGCGCGCCGGGGCGCTTGACGGCGCCGGCCATCCAGTTGCCGCTCGAGCGTGACTGCGCCATCTTCGACGCGAGTCTCTGTGTACTTGTCGCCATCGGTGTGGCCTTTCTGACGTAGGTGGGTAGCGGACCCGGGTTATCGAAATGGTGGCGGCGAGCCCAGGCCGCGCCCTTGACGGCGAACGCCCACTCTCGTTGCTCCTGGCTGACGGCGGGCATCAGGCGTGCAGGATCCGCCGGCGGAAGTCGATGCCCGCCGCCGTGTTGGCATGGCCTGCGGGCAGCGGCCCCTGCGCCTGGGCGAGCGTGCGCCCACCCGAGCTCGGCGAGCCCCAGCCGATCTCGATGCCGGTGCCCGAGTTCGCGTAGCGGGCCACGATCTGCCCGCGCGCGATCTGCTGTCCCACCTTGGGAATCCCGGTGATCTGCTCTGACACGTACCAGTACTTGCCCGCGTCCGGGCCGCTGGTCAGTTGCAGGAGCACCAGCGGCTGCCCCGAATACCAGCCGGGGACGATCTCCTTGACGACCGAGTCGTTGATCGCGAGGATCGGCGTACCGGGGGGTGCGTTCGCGTCGACGCCCTGGTCGGTGCGCCCGAGGTTCCAGCCGTGCGCGAGCGGGTTGACGTTGCCCTGCCCCGAAGGGATGCTGCCCGGGTGGGTGTTGAGGTTCGTGTTCCCGGCGAGCTTCTGGAGGTTGACCTGCGCGGTCTTGGTCGTGTTCGTGGTGAAGTCCGCCGGGTTGGGCATCACCGTCGACAGCAGCCCGGGGCCGAACAGGCTCGCGCCGCCGGGGACGGTCGGCTTGGGGCCGGTCTGCCACATGCTGACGCCACCCCGTGACTGCTGCAAAAACTGGCCGGCGATCGCCGCCTGCTTCGCCCGGTCAAACGCCGCCTGGTCGAGCTGCGGGCTGGCGGTCGCGGCCGGCGCGCTCTGCTGGGTGCTGGGCGCGGGCGCGGTTGCAAGCCCGCTGGTGCCGGATGGCAGCGCCGGGTTGGTGGTGCCGTAGGTGCGATACAGCGACGGCAGGCTCGAGTAGCCGCCCGACGCCCACCCGGAGCTCATGATCGCCTGCAGCTGCGCTTGGGGGGATTGGCCGGCGGTGCGCGAGATCGCGACGATCCCGGGGGCGGCGTGCCCGAACCCGGGGATCGACACCTGCCCCTTGACCCATTGCGCGGAGAGTTTCGCGCCGGCGACAGGGTCGCGCCATGCCGGGTTGCCGGCGCCCATCGGCCCAGAGTCGGTGATCCCGATATTCAGAGCTGGATAACAACCAGTTGCCGGCTAGTCCGTGCCAGCCGACGTTTGCGCCGACGGGCTCCTCGGCGGCAACTTGCGCCGCGACGACCCCGGGGTTGAGCCCGAGCTCCTTCGCGTAGGTGGCGATAAAGCGTTGCTGGTTGGAGGAAAAAGAAGCCATAACTGGTTGTTATCACCTCCTTTCAGGTAGAAAAGGTCGGCATCGGGCTTTCAAACGCCTATGCTCGTATGCATGGTCAAGAAGATCCTGTGGGGCGTTGAGATCACGGCGTACGTGACGTTCTATCTGCTGATCGCGTCGATCTGGGCCAACATGCTCGGCGACTACCACCGCGTCAGCTACGACACGCCGGGAAGTCTGGGGCTGCCGATCTGCCTGCTGGTGGCGGCCTTCGCGCATCACTGGCGCGGTGCTCGCTAGCGAAGACTCGTCGAGCCGAATCCGGAGCTGCCGAAGCCGGCGCTGCCGAATCCACTTCCGCCGCCGCGACTCGAACCACCGGGTTTCGCTTTCTGTGCGCGTTGCAGCGAGTAGAGCGGGTTGAGGGTCCGGTTGAGGATCTGCGACAGATTCCCGGGGCCGCCGCCGGGCTTCGGCTGCGGCATGACGATGCTGCTGGTGCCGTAGGACGGCCTGCCGCCCTCGCGGACCTGACGGGCCTTTGTCAGCAGCGGGAAGCCCGCCTCGGCGAGCGCGTTGCCGGCCTGTCCTATCGCCGGCAAACTCCACGGCGCCACGGGGCCGCCCGGTCCCTTGAGCTGGTTGCCGAACGGATCGCGGCCGACCAGCGCGTTGTACGCACCCGACACCTGGGGCAGCATCACACTGGTTCCCTTCTGTGCGAGCTCCGCGGCGACGTCTGAGAACTTGCCGCTCTTGGGGGTGAAGATCCCGAACGGGCTGAGCGTCCCGAACGCCTGAGTGGCGTATGCGTTCAATGGCTGCTTCTGGCCGTCCTGCACGTCTTGGGCGACCGTCGTACGCAGCGATGCGAGCAACGCCGAAGAGATCGGATGATGGATCGGCAGCTGCCAGAACACGTACTTTGTCGCAGTCAGATACCACGGCAGGAACGGCGCGACCGATTGGATCAGCGCTCGTGTCGTCGGCGAGTACTTGCCGTACTGGCCGAACAGGTCGTCGATCTTGCGTCCGAACTTCGCGACCAGCGCGGGGCTCGCCTCGAGGTCGTGGGCGATCCGCTCGATGATCTGGCCCTCGAGCCGCAGCGCGCCCTGCCATCCCTTGCCGAACTGGCGCATCTCGGCGGCGTGGTCGTGCATGAGCTTGCCGAGTCCCGCCAGCCGCGCGTTGTGCTCGAGCCCGTACATCGCCTGGCCGACCCTATCGACGTACAGTTTGTGCGCGGCGATCAGGTTGCGCGTTCCGATCGTCGTCTGCGCGGTGCGAAGGACCGGGTTGGGGCTGTGGTAGATGCCGAGCGCGCCGCGCTGCCCGTAGAACGTCGAGCCGGTCATCTCCGCCGCGGCCGCTCGTCCCGCTTCTGTCTTTGACAGGTGCTCGTAGAGCTTCTTGGCGTCGGCGACATAGCCGGGGTTGAACACGCCGGCGAGCGCCGAGCGCAGCGCCGCCTCGGTGCCGATCTGAAACATCCAGTGCGTCGAGTAGGGCAGCACCGTGTTGCGGAACTGCTGCAGCCAGCGGCCGGCGCCGCGTTCGATCCGGCCACCGGGCTTGAACTGCTCGGTGAGCTGGTCGACGAGCGTCTTGGGGGCCAGGACGATGTTGCGGGCCTGGTTGCTTGAGTCCTTCGCCTCGTCGATCGCCCGTTTGAGCGCCCGCTGTTCGATCTCGGTGATGCTGTGCAGCTTCATCGGGTTCTGGAGGTCGCGGACCCAGTCGATCGACTTCGCCGGCGCGGCGCGGATCGGCGTCATCTCGACCTCGCTCGGCATCAGGTTCCCGAAGTCGTCGCGCGGTTGCGCATGGATTGCCTTTTCCGCCTCGGCCTGGGTGTACATGCCGGTGCGAAGGCTCGCTACCTCCTTCTTCGTCCGGGCGACGATCTGAGCCCTCTGCTCCGGATTCGCCTTGATCTTGGCGGCGGCGGCACGACCGACGTCGCGGACCTGCGCCTCGACCAGTTCTCGCGGCTTGAGGTAGGAGCGTTGGACGAGCCGGTCGTGGATGCCCGCCTTGGTGACAGCCTGGGCGCGTGCGGCCATCTGCCCGCGAAGCCCCTCATAGGTGTGGTCGTAGCCGCCGAGCCGGAACGCCTCGCCGGTGCGCTTGCCTCTGGAGAGCGTGCCGCGCGACTTCACATAGCGCATGTAGTACTGCCCCGGCGCGATCTTGTCCTTGTAATGCCCGACGTACGCCGGGTCGGGAACGCCGTTGTCGGCGAGGTGGCGCTGGATTTCGTCGGTCGGCAGTTCCCGGTGCGTGGTGCTCAGGTCGGTGCGGATCGCCTGTACGTCCTGCTGCGCCTGCGCCCGCACCCGCTGCGCTGCCTGTCGCCCGGACGGTGTCTTGACTTGCCGCTCGGTGGCGATCGCTTCCTTCAGCTGTTGCTCCGCAGCCCGCAGATCCGCGGGTGTGTGCGTCGGGACGTGCGGCACCATCCATCGGCCCGACGAATGGTCATAGATCGCGCCCATCCACTTCTGCGCGTACGGAAAGTACTTGGCGTCGATCTCTTCGGGCGTCAGGATCCTGTGCTCGGCCAGGATCGCGTCCTGCGCGTGCAGCGTCGGGCGAAGTTGCTCGGCCGAGGCGATCGCCTTGGCGATCGCTTCGGGCAGCTTGATCACGGTGCCGTCGGGCAGCCGGTAGTCGACCGCGGGCGTCTTTAGCGCCTCTGAGAGGTCACGCACCTGCGTCTTGTTCCAGATGTTGTTCTGCGATCGCGCCTGGGTGCGGGCGGCGTTGAGACGCTCGATCTCCGACGTGACGTCCGCCACCGCCGTCTCCGGGCCCTGGATCACGCCCTGCAGGACGTGGGTGACCAGATTCGCCGCGCCCACGTCCGGACGGCGAAGCTTGCCGCCGCCCTTCGCCGGCTGCGCGTCGGTCGTCTCGGCGTTGCTCCGGTTGCGCTCGGCGCGCTGCAATGTCTGCTGCACCGACGCCATCTCGTTGCCGACCCGCCGTAGCTTCGCCTCCTGCCCCAGATTGAATCCCGGCGGCGCCAGCCGCGGCTTCGTCGGCCGTGCGATGTTCGGGTTGCGCCCGCGCGAGCGGATGTACTTCTCGCGGGCGACCTGGGCGGCCTTGTTGAAGATGTCCTTGGAGTAGCTGCGCTCCTCGGCGAGCGGCGACGGAGTGGGTTCTCCGCTGACCGTGCCGTAGCTCAGCGGCTCTCTGGCCGTCGATGCCGCACTTTCGGCTGCCCCGCCGAGCGCGCCGGAGCGCATCGTGGCCCCTGCGCCCTTCCCGATGAACGACTTCAAACCCCAGAGCATCTGTGCCGTGTACACCGGATGCGCCTCGAACGACGCGATGGGATGCTCGATCGTCTGGACGATCGGGCCGCCGAACTGCTTTGCGAGGTTCAGTGCGTGCGGGAGCGCAGCGCCTGGATTGCCCTCCATCACATTGCCGACGGCCGGGATGCCCTCCTTGGCGGTCTGGTATATCCCCTGCAACGTCATCGACGGGTAGTTGACGACGTCCTTCGCGGCGTTGACGATGATCTTCTCGAGCCCGGTCGGGTTCGGCAGCCCGGCGCGCACGACGTTGGCGTAGATCGCGGCCGGGACAAGGTTCGAGCCGCCGGTCGGGCCGCCGCCCGTCTTGCGGACGTAGTCGAGGATCATCTTCGACTCGGGCGGGATCTTCTCCGGCTGGTTGCGATAGCGCTGCGTGACACCCAATGCGCCGCTGACGATCGCCTGGCGCTGATGCGGGCTCTGATGGGTGAACACGTCGAGCACCGCCTGCTTGTACGCCGGCGTCTGCTTAAACGCGTTGGCCTGCGCGAAGTCATAGCCGCCGCCCGCCACGTCCCCGGGTGACGGCAGGCCGATGTTGCGCGCCGGCGACGGGTATCCGGGCGCCGGGCCCTGCGCCCACTGGTTTTTGCCGACGGCATGGATCAGGACAGGCTGTCCCTGCTTGTCGGTGACCCAGTGCCCGCGGATCTGCGGCGGCAGCGAGGAGGGCATCGGCGCGACCGGCGCGAGCTGATGAGGCGTCGCAGCGTAATGCGCCGCCGCCACCTGCTGGGACGACGGCGCGGGGGCGGGACTGAGGATGATCGGCGGCGCCGTCGGCGCCTGCACCACCACTCGCGGGCGCGGCTGCGGCCGGGCCTTGGGCGGAGGGATGATCGGCGGCCCGGCGCCGCCCTGTGCGGCGGGAACGGCCATCAGAAGTGCGGGATCAGGTTCTGGGCGGCACCCGTGACACCGCCGATGAGGTTCGATCTGGTTGTCGCGATCGGCATCAGGCTCCCGATCGTGAAGCCCATACCGTGCAGGTAGTTCACGTCACCCGGCGACAGGCCGCTGCTGTTCTTGTCGAACGTGTTGTAAGCGGCGTTGAGCAGGCCAATGTCGCCGACCGGCGGGATCACCCTCCACGACCACTTGCCGGTCTTGGAGTCAAGTGCGTACACCCTGCCGTCGCGCAGCGCATGCCACGCCTGCACACGGGCGTTCTGGGGAGTCGCGCCCCATGACTGCAGGATCGTGGTCAGCTGTCGCAGCCGTGCCTGCAGGCCGGTGATGTGAGTCCACGTCTGGCGCTGGGCACCCGGGGTCATCTTGCCGCCGTTCTTTGCGGCGTTGCGTCCGGCGGCGATGTCCTTGCGCGTCTGATTGTTCTGATCGGCGATGCTCTGACTCGACTGGCGGTCGAGCGTGCCCTGCAGCGCCCGGGCGTCGATGTTCGCCTGGTTGCGCGTGTTCTGTCCGGCGATCGTCTCGGCCGTGCGCTTGTTCTGCGCCGCCTGGTTCGCCGCCGCCGTCGCCGCCGTCGACGCGATCGCGGCGCTCTTGAGCCCGAGCCCCTGCGCCGTCACCCAGTTCTGGTACTGCTGCTGGCGGGCGGCCATCAGGTTCGTCCCGTACGCCTGGGCCTTCTCTGACTGCTTGGTCGCGAGCTGCTGCTCGACGGGCTGCTGCGCAAGCCGGGTCGCCTGCGCGATCTGCCCGAGGCGCTCCTGTCCGCGCAGCGCGTAGGTTCCAAGGTTCTGAGCGGCGAGCGTCTGCGCAGCCGTCCCGAGGTTCTGCGCGTACTGCTGTCCGGATGTCGCCTGATTCGATGCGGCGAGTTTCGCCGACGCCAAGCCTTCCGCGAGACGCTGCGTGCCGCCGCCGGCGAGCCCCTGGCCGGCAAGCTGCGCCTGCGGCGCGCTGACCTGCGAGCCGGTCTGATCGATCCGCGCCTGCGCGTCGGAGGCGATCTTCTGCAGCGCCGTCTGTGCCTGCGCGTTGATGCCCCCGACGTCCTGCGCGGATTGCTGCGCGTAGGGAAGAAGCTGGGCGAAGTAGCCGGCCGTCTGCTTTTGGGCGGCGGCGCCCTGGGCGGCGTTCTGCGCGATCTGCTGTGAGAGCTGCCTGATCGCCGGGTCGTACTGGACGTTGGTCAGCGCCTGTGTGTAGTCCGCCAGCGGCTTGCCCGAAAGCACCGAGGTCGGCTGATACAGCGGATTGGCGTACGGGTTGGCCGCCTTCGGCGCCGCGGTCGCCGCCGACGTCGTTGTCTTCGCCGGTGTCGTCGCCTTCGGCGGGCCGGGCGCCCACTGCCCCGGACCCGTGGCGTGAATCTGCTGCCAGACATTGTTGCCCAGCGACACATAGTGGCCGCCCGATGCCGGATTCGCCGGCCGCGTCTTGGACGTGACCGTGTAGGGCTTGGGAGCGGGCTGGGCGGGCTGCATCGCGCCGCCGGGATTCACGACCGCTGCCATCTGACCCTCCTCACTTGACCGGAACCCACCAGCCGCCGCCGATCCCGCGCCACTTCCCCGCCGGCCTGCTCGACGACCACTTCGCGGAGCTCGGCGCGCCCTTCGGCGGCGTCAGGATGTAGCCCGGCGCCTTGGCGCCCTTGGCGAGGTACTGGTCGTTGACCGGCGGTGTCGCCGGCAGCCCGAGCGCCGGGTTGGACGCCGCCGCCTGGCTCGCGCGCCCGACCGCAGCCAGCCACTGGTCGGTGTTGAACTGCCTCTGAGCGTCGCTCTCGGCTTGCTGTCCGGTCGTCTGCGCGGTCTGCGCGGCGGCGAGCGCGCGCACCGCATCCGAGTACTTGCCCTCAAAGCCCTGCTGAATGCCGCCGAGCTGGTTCTCGAGGCCCGTCGAGAGCAGGCCACCGCGTTTCGCCGCGGCGTAGCGGGCGGCGAGCTGCTGCTGCGCGAACTGGCGTGCGACCGGCAGCCCGAGCGGGTTGGCGCCGGTGTAGTCGGCGAGCCCGAGGTTCGTGGTCGCGGTGTCCACGCCGGTCTGGAGCTTGGCGAGACGGTCGGCGACCGCCTGCGCGTTGGTGTCGACGGCCTGGTAGTAGGTGGCGTCGAGCGGCGACGGTGTGGGTGGCGGCGTGGTCGCCGGCGGGTTGGTGACGGTCGTCGCGCTATAGGACGGCTTGGACGGCGGCGGCGCCACGGTGAGCCCGCGCGCATTGGCGACACCCTGCCAGCCGGGCTTGGTGCCGAAGATCGGGCCGGTCGCCGGCGGCGCCGCGAGCCTCATCTTCCCGCCCGGATTGACGAACGGCTTGGGCTTTGAGCTCTGCGGCTGCACCACAGGCTTGCCGATCGGCACGGGTGCGGCGCGCACCGCCATCAGGCCGCCTCTCCCTCCTGCTGCTGCGAGTCCGCCCAGTCGTTGTGCTCCTGCACCTTCTGCGCCGTGTTCGCCTCGCGCTCATCCTGCGGGATCTCGTTGTCGTCGTGATAATGGTCCAGCGCGTAGGCGTAGTCGACCTCGAACTGCTGTGCCGGGATGCGCCCGGTGTCCGGATCGGGTGTCTGCTCGAGCGCGTAGGCATCGGCGCGCATCTGCTCGACCGTGTCCCAGTCGCCCGCGGTCATCGCGTCGTACAGCGCGGTTTCCTGATCGGTTGGGACATGCTCATCGTTCACAGCCGCAGCACCCCCATCTCAAAACAGAAGTTGCTGTTGGTCGGTACCCCGGTCCCGCTGTAAGTGACGACGGTGAACCCGCCGGCGCCGACGGGCCCGGCGATTCGCGCCTCGCTCTGGCCTTCCGGTGTCACCACCGACCACAGCGGTATGAGCCGTGACGGAAACCCCACCACGTAGATGCCCGTGCCGGTGCGGGTGAACCACCAGGGGATGCCGTACGGTGCAAACATGCCGGCTCCCGACGCAGCGTCGACCACATACGCGCCGAGCACGAGCTGCGCTGCCTGATCTTTCGTCTGGCTTCTCATCCCGACACCGCCAGGTCGACTGTGTGCTGTGAGTCAAGCGTGTCGAACACGCCGTAGATGTTGCTGCCATCGGCGTACTCAATGTGATCGCCCGCGTTCTTGACCGACGCCGCCATTGCCTGCGATCCCTTTGCGTACAGCGTCGCGATCTGATCCTGGGAGAGCGCGTAGCCGCACACGAAAGCGCCGTCGATCTGGCCGATAAAGCCGCCGGTGCCACCGGGGTTGTCGCCGATGGTGAAGTGCCCGGCGCCCGCGAGGGTGACCGTATTCAGAACGGTCGATCCGGCGATGAGCCGTCCGTCGACGTAGAGCTTGCGCTTGACACCATCGCCCGCCGCGTTGTCCTCGACCCCGATGATCAGATGCCACTGCCCGTCGTTGACGGTGCCGCCGTAGATCGTGTCGCCACCGTTCTGGAGTGCGATCGGCCCGGGGGACGCGGCGCCGTTCCAGTTGATCGACATGCGGCAATCGGCGCTACCGACCGTACCCCAACCGCCGACGCCGGCTGCGGCGGTCATCGTGCTCTTGACCCACCATCCGTATGATCGCGCCGCCGTCCCCGATGGCAATCCGGCATCGGTGCTCGACAGCGACTGTGCTCCGATGAAGTTGAAGCCGTTGCCCTGGCCGCCGTCCGCGCCGGCGACCGCGACCGCCGCGCCGTTGTTGGTTAGCGCGACGTTGGCCGAGCCCTCGTCGTTGAGCGACCCCGCCGTGAAGTTGTGCAGCCGCAGCGGCTGTGTCGGGAAGTCCGACACCGTGAGCGTCCCGCCCTTGCGCCGGCGACGGACAGCGAGGTTGAACACGGTCGGGGTGACCGAGTCGGTGTGCGGGATCGATGCGCAGTACAGGGCGCGGATCTGATCGTCTGAGAGCACGTCGGCGGTGACGAACGCCTCGTCGATGCGGCCGTAGTTCGAATCGCCCGCAGAGCCCGGAGAGCCGGTCGCCGACCGCGCCCCGATTGTCAGCGGCGCGGCGATCAGCTGCGGAATCGGCAGCGAGCCACTGCCCTCGAGAACACCGTCGACGTAGACACGCACCGTCGTCGCGTCAAACGTCGCGACCGCGAAGTGCCAGCGATTATCGGCCGAAGCCGATACGCCGGCAATGGATGAACTCGCAGCACCGTCGGAGGTGTAGAAACTGACCGTGTTACCGAAGGTCAGATACCACGAGATCGTCGCAGGAGCCCACGCGCCAAGCTTGCCGATCAGTCCCTGCGATGTCGCCAGTTTCGCCGAGCGAAACCAGCAGCCGACCGACCCCGTCCTGATCCGAAACGGATCGCCCGCGCCCGAGTCGGCGATCCAGAGCGCCTGATTGGTCGATCCCGAGAACACCGCAGACGTAGACGCGAGCCCGTTGATCCCCGGACCGAACGGAACCGCGCCCATGTTGCTCAGCGCCCGGCCGTTGCCCGATGCGTCGGTGAGATCCGACAGATTCCACAACCCGGCTGGCGCCGAGAGCCCAAGCGCGGTGAAGTCCGATGCCTTGAGCTGGCGGCCGGCGCGGATCTGGTTGGCGACGCCGACGTCGAGCACAGGCGCGGCGCCGAGCACCGGGGTGCCGCCGCCGGTGACGCCGCTGGTGATCCACGTCGTCCCGTTCCAGTAGTACAGGACGTTCGTGGCGGTCGAAAAGTACTCCTCGCCGAGCGCGGGCGAGGCGGGGGCGCCGTTCAGGCGCGGGGGACGCAGACGGCCGACAATGTCGGGTGACATCAGCCGACCAGCACGATCAACTTGGAATTGGCGGAGACGGATGCTGCGTAGGTCACGGTTACATCTCCCGTTGCACCGACCGACACGTCGGGGAACTCGACTGCGCCGGTCGCGTTGTCCTGGCACTGCACGACGATCCCGCGGCTCGAGCGCAATCCGTGCGTGGCCTGCGCGATCGTGATCGTCGTCCCGGCTGCGTGGGTGGCGGCGTTGGAGTAGTAGCTCGTGCCGGGCGGTCCGGTCGGCCCTGTTGCGCCGGTCGGCCCGGTCGGTCCCTGGATGCCTTGGGGCCCGGTCGCACCGGTCGGCCCGGTCGGCCCCTGCGGCCCGGTCGCGCCCGTCGGCCCGGTCGCGCCCTGCGGTCCCGCCGGTCCTCCCGCCGGCCCCGCCGGTCCCGCCGGTCCTGCCGGGCCCACGCCGATCCGGCACGCCGACAGCCACTCCGATTGCGGGTTGTTCATCGTCGAGGTGGCGGTGTCTGACCACGCTTGCAGCTCGATGATGTTCCCTGCGTACTGATAGGACTCGCCGGCGACGATCACCGGGATCAGCGTCCCCTTCGGCATCGGGATCGACTGCGTCAGCTGCCACTGGCCGGCGTAGGGGCCCTTGACCTCGAGCACCCGCACCGCGCGGGTGCCGGTGCCCTGTGCCGCGTTGAACACGACCGAGCCGGCGAAGTCGTAGATGCCTTCGCGCAGGCAGCGGATCCCCGCCGGCGACAGGCTGTAGTCGGGATCGCCGGGCGCGATCCACTGCCAGCACACCTCGCCGAACTGCCGCCACGGCTCCCCGGCCGGATCGAGCACGATCGGCGTCCAAGTGTTCGCCGGGATCGTGGTCGATAGGTCGGGGCCGAACGCGCGCAGGAAGCTGTTGTCTGACAGGTTCCAGTGCGCCTCGAGCCACTCGAAGTTGATCTGCGCGTCCTCGAGCCCGTGCATCAGGCGCGACGGGAGCTTGACGGTCATGTGTTGTAGGCGTACAGCTGGGCGGTGATCGCGACCGCAGCGCCCGCGGCCGGCGCAGAGTCCAGACTGACGCCGAGCGCGTAGGCGGCCGGCGCCGTCGGCAGGGCGAACTCGGGGCTCTCCAACGGCGTCACGCCCGCGGCGGGACTGGCGACCATCACCGTCGAACCCGGGAACGCCCCAGCGAACATGTAGGAGATCCCGCGGCCCGAGCCGCCGACACCTGAGATCTGATACAGCCCGACGGTGAACGCCACCGTCGAGTTGGTGCTCGAGACGAGCGTCGCGCGTACGCGCGCCTGCGCCGCCTTGCCGGGTACCTGGAAGTCGGGCGGCTGGCTGCTGTACCCCGCGTCGCCCGCCCACAGCGGCGCCGGGTAGTAGACCTGCACACCGGAGGCGACCAGGAACGAGTCGGCGGTGAAGATCCGGTCGCCCGCGCCGATCGAGTCGTCGATGATCGCACCGGCCTGCAGCACGAGCCGGCGGACCGCGTTGTTGGGCGAGTGAAGGTCTGAGTCGGGGATGCTCGCGCTCCACGCCGCCAGGTTGGTCAGCGTGTTGGCGATCTTTGGTTCCTCGGTCGCGTTCGCGAGCCCGACCGTCGGAACCTGCACCGTCAGCGTCATCGTCGTCTCCTCTCCTAGTCCCAGCGGTCGACGCGGTCGGTCAGCGCCAGCGTGTAGCCGAGCACCTGATCCTGCGTGTTGGATGTCGCGGAGAACACCTGGCTGAACGCGCGCGCGACCCCGAGCGAGAAGATCTCGGCCTGCCCGCTCAGCCCCGTCCCGCCGAACACGCCGGGTCCGCCGTAGGCGCCCGTGCCGCCGAAGTTCGCCAGCCCCGACAGCGTCCCCGGGAACACGTTGGAGCGGATCAGCGTCTCGGTCGGCACGAAGTCCTTGCCGAGGTAGTAGTCGACGTTGCCGTAGCCCTCGATGCGGATCTGACGCAGCCGCTTGCGATACCACGTCGACGGGTACATCCGCCGGCGATAGAAGCTCGGCGACTGCCACGGCCCGCGCCACACCCACGTGAAGTTCTGCCCGTTGTCCTGGGTGAGCCCCGGCACGAAGCAGCGGTCCAGTATCGGCGCCGTGGACTTGGCCGAGTGCAGCTGCGCGACCCCGGCCGGGTGCCATGCGACGAGCTCGTTGGATCCAAACGAGTGCTTCCACCAGGACTGCAGGATCTCGTCGTAGTCCAGCGTGATGTCGTTGGGCGCCGCGCCCTGGGAGGCGATCGACAGGTAGTAGTGCCCCGAGAAGTAGAACCCCGCGGCGTTCTTCGCCTCGGCGCCCGCCTTCTGCACGAGCGGCAGGATCTTGTCGGAGATCGGCGTCAGCGTCATGCCGTTGGTGACGTACACGCCGCGGCCCTCGGACAGGAAGTAGGTGCCGGCGGTGCCCGACGCGATCGAGCGGTTCGCGACGCACCCGATCGAATCCGACAGTCGCCGAACGGTTGGCGCCACCGGGTCGATGATCACGTAGGTCTTGCGCGGCTTGAACACGATCACGTACGGGCCGACGCGCCCGATCGCGGTGATCACCTGACCGTCGCCGGGATCGAGCAGGATCTTCTGCGCGCCGCTCAGCGCCGGCGGCGTGCCGATCAGCGTCGCGCCGTCCCAGTTCGTCGGGTCGTTGAGCCCCGAGACGAACACGGCATTGGGATCGCTCGCGACCCCGGCGATGTACATCTGGTTGGTCGCGTACGTCGAGAACTTGCCGTTCGGAACGTCGACCGCCCCACTCGTCTTCACCCACGCCCCGGCGGGCGTCGAAGCGGTCGCACCCGGCCACTGCTGGGGCGTGTCGACGCCGTTGCACATATACAGCGGCCCCTGCCCGCCGACCGGCGGCGCGGGCAGGCCCTCCCAGCGTGCGCCCGCCGTCAGCCCCGAGGCGATCGTGTTGACCGCGCCGGCCGTGTTGACCGACACCAGCGACGTGCCGACCGAGCCGACCAGCGCGTTCACCGGCGTGGACTCCGAGGCGATCAGCGACTGCAGCGGCGCCGACGGGGACGCGAACGTCTGCAGGCCCGCGCGCTTGACGATCGCGCCGACCGTCGTGCCCGTGACGTTTGTCATATCGCGCGCCTGGTTGTCCTCGAGCAGATGGGGCGCATCGAGGACATTGAGCCCGCCGTGGAAGTCAGCAAAGTTGAGCTAAAGCGGCGGCCCACTAGGCATCGCTCTTACATCACCTCCTTCACCAGCGCCGGCCGAGCCGCGGCTCGCCCCACATCGAGGCGGCGCGCGTCGGCATGTCGCTCGTAAATTTCACGCTTGCTGAGAAGGCCGCGAGCCCCTGGGTGAACCGCGCGTCCCACGACTGCGCGCGCTGCACATCGTCCTCGGCACGAAACGCCTGCGCGATCGCCCAGCTCCACAGCAGCCAGTGCCAGTTGGCCGGGATCACGGTGGGGACGTCGGTGTCGGCGACGAGCGCCGCGGGGATCTTCCAGTAGCGAAGCTCGAGCGGATAGGGCCCGTCGGGTGTCGGCCACAGCACGAAGCTCTGGCCCGATTGCGCGTAGCACGACGGCGGGCCCTGGCTGGCGGGGCCGCGATCGAGCTGGCGCAGCGTCAGCGCGCGAAGCTCCAGGCGCCGGCTCGTGTCGCGCAGCGAGCGGATGTCCGAGACGTCGGTCGGCTGCGGGTAGGTTGCGGTCCCCGCCGTCGTCGTGAAGTCCTGGACGCTCTCGTCGCCCGTGAAGTTCACCGACGTACAGATGAATTGATATCCGTCGTTGATGTAGCTCGTCAGGCGGGCGGCGCCGAACTGGACGGGGTCGAACCCGTTCGCGGCGACCTCGGCTCGGATCTCTGACAGCTGCACGTCATCCCCTTCGCATCTTCGCTCTGCGCGCGGCGCGCAGGACCGCCTTCTCCTCAGCTCTGCTCAAGCGCACGCGGGGCGCGTCGGTGCGCGGCACCAGCCGCCCGCAGGACACGCATCCCATCGCTGGCACCAGCGCCCCGTGCGCCGGCGCCATCCGCCCTCCGCAGTGGTTGCAGATCATCGGATCTCGCGCGGGATGAACACGCGCCCCCTGTAGGCCCCCAGCCCAAGATCACGCCGAATCGCGTGGGCCATGCGCTCCATCCCGTCACCCGTGCGCTCGGCGAACTCCGAGCTCGCGCGCTCATGACGCGCCAGCGTCTCGCGCTCGATCTCCTTGGCGAAGTCATAGTCGCTGGTCCCGTGCGAGTCGATGTACTGCAAGCGGCGCACAACGCGGTTGTCCAGGCCCTCCCACGTGCCGCTACGGTTCTGATACGCGCGGACGGTGAGGATCGGCGGGATCGGCGCGTGCTCGTGGTAGACGGCGAACATGCGCGCGCGCGGCGAGAACCGCACCCGCAGCGTCGGGTCGATCCGCTGGATTTCTGAGACGGTCGCCGACGAGTCGGCCGAGATCACGACCCACTCGTTGGTCTCGTATGCGATCCGAACCTGCTCGACCGTCGCCGGCTGCAACTCCACGTCGGCCCCTTTCTGTAGGGTGCCGTCTCCCCGCGACGTCCACGCCACTTGGTTGCCGCGGGGAGACGATCGGTATCCGGGCGCCCGAAGGAGGAGGCGCCCCCGTCCTTGGCTCAGATCCTCGCGACCGGAACGTCGTCCTGGATGTTGATCATCTTGCCCTGGCGGTTGGGCGCGATCGACACCAGGGAGGCGTCCCACACGATCCATGCCTGCCAGATCCGCACGCGGGTGCCGAGGCTCGCGCCGTCCTTCAGCACGAAGATCGAGCCGTTGCCGTCGGGCGCGTCCAGCCAGTCCGGCGGGCCGATCTGAGACCAGCACAGCCCGTCGTCGTTGATCAAGAATCCCGTCCCGCAGGGCGAGTCGACGTCGGCGCGCATCGGCAGCGGCGCACCGCCGGCCGACACGAAGATCGTGTCGTAGCCGCCCTTGTAGTCGGTCGCCTGGCCGTCGTTGAAGCGCTTGTAGGTCGAGTACTGGTTGGCCAGGCGGCGCTGCCCGCCGAGCGTCAGCATCCCGAACTTCGGGGTCGTCCCCGAGCGCTGGCGGATCTGCTGCGCGAGCTGCATGATCCCGTCCTCCGAGGGCAGCGCATTCGCGTAGTCCTTGACGTTTGAGTCCCAGAACCCGTTGCCCGCGCTTGAGGAGTTGATCTGGTGAAGCGTGCGCGCCGTCGAGCAGATGTTGCGCAGGCCGTCGGATTCGTTGGAGCGGTCGCCGGCGAGGTACACGCCGTAGGTGTTGTCGACCGAGATCGTCGCGCCGCCGACCGTGACGTTCGCGTTCGCCTGGGTCGCCGTGCCCGGTGTGCCGGTGAACGTCACCGCCGTCACCTGACGCGCGAGCGCGCCGGTGCCGGTCGCGCCCGATGACTTGACGATCACGTCGACCGTGTCGCCGACCGCGATGTACTGCCCCGAGTCCACCGCGAACGTGTTCACGCCCGCCTGCGTCGTCGTGCAGGACGCCAGCAGCCCGTCGCCGGTCCCGTACGCGATCCTCGTGACGTCCTTTCGCATGTCGCGCTGGGCGCCCTCCATCTCGAACGTCTGCAGGCGCACGAACGACTCCAGATCTGTCTTGGACTGGCGGATCGCCTGGTCTGACAGCTCGATCCCGGCGTTGAAGTACTTGATGTTGACGATCCCGTCGACACCGCCCTGGGCTCCGGCGTTGGCGAGCTGGCCGCCGTCGGCCATGCCGCCGCGCCCGCGGTTGCGCGACGAGTGGGCGACGAAGATCAGCTGGCGGCCGCCGAACGTGCCCATGTCGTTGGCGTTGGTCTTCTCGAGCACATCGAGGATCACCGTCTCGTTGTTGAGCTGCTCGACCCAGGGATCCTTGTAGACGTTCTTCAGATAGGCGTCCGCAGACGTCAGGTTTTGGGTAGCCACTTAGTTCGCCTCCTCATGCAGGCGTCAGGGATTTCTTATTCGGTTGTCGACCCCTGACGCCGTACATCCGCCCCCTGGCCTTGCGGCTGTGGGCTCGCCCTAGCGTCGGCGGTGCTTCAGCGCTGCGCCCGGGCGATCTCCATCGCCCGCGCATGTGCCTCCTTGAGCGTGGTCAGCGCCGGCGCGGATCCGTCCGCGGGCCCCGCGGGCTCACCCGCTTGGGGCACGTTCAGCTTCCCTGCGAACGTCTGCTGCTCGCGCTTGTTCAAAAGCCCCTGCAGGGCCTCCCACGCGCGCGGCACGACCGACTCGAGCTCCTCGCGGCTCTGCGCCGCCTCGGTGAAGTGCGGAAGCACCATCTCCAGAGCCTTGCGGTCGAACTGGTCGCCGTGCTCCTTCTCGAGCGCGGCGATCTGCCCCTCGATCATCCGCAGCGCCTCCTGCTGCGCCTGGGCCTCGGCCTGCTGATCAAAGCGCGAGTCGACCGTCGAGAGCATCTGCTCCAGTTGGTCGATGCGCGTCGCCAGCTGCTCAGAAGGATCGAAGTACTCGCCCTCCTGCGCTCCGGCCGCCAGGCCGTACTGCGACGCGTAGTCGCCGTTGACCCACTCATAGAACGACTGCGGGTCTGACTGCGCCGCCTGGGCGAGCTGCATCGCCCACGCGACCATCTGCGGATCCTGATCGCGCAGCCCCATCTCCTCATAGGGCTGCCATCCCTTGCGGTAGGTGGCATGCTCGGCGAACTTTCTCGCCACGTTCGCGTCGAAGGACTTAAAGCCCTCCTCTGCGACCGAGCGCGCCTCCTCGTCTGAGATGCGGTCGAGGAACTCCTGATATGGAGCCCCGCCGCCGCCTTCGCCGCCGGCGCCCTGGCCCTGGGGCTGTCCGCCGCCGGCATCATCGGTGAAGCTCACCGATCATCTCCCTTGTTCGGCGCTGTACCCGCTCGGGGCCCTGGCGCGGTGTTCAAGCTTTTGTCTCTCGCGCGCGCGCGCGCGCGAGGGCGAGCGCGTCCTTGCCGGCCTGACGCACCGTCTTGGCGCTCGAGGCCGGCGCTTCGCCGGGCTCGGTGTCGCGGCCGCCGGCCTTCCAGGCGTCGCACACCCACTCGTCGTCGACGCACAACGGCGCGAACTTCTTGCAGTGGCCGTTGTCGTAGTGGACGCAGTTGCCGCACTCGCGGTCCTCCTGCGCGCTCATGCGCAGGTTCGGGGGCGGCGCCGGCGCGGTCGCGGTGTCCTCAGCGGCCATCGGCATACTCCGCGATCCGGTCGAAGCGGATCCGGTCGATGTCGTCGGCGGGGATCTCGATCATGATCCGCACGCCGTGCCCGCCGGGAAGCTCACCGGCGTCGATCCGCTCGCACAGAAGCTCATACTCGCGCTTGGCGGTGAGGATGAACTTCGCGAACGTCTCGGTGTCCTGCAGGGTCATCGGCCTCCCGCGTACGTGGTCGAGGAGATGTCCTCATAGGCGAGGTCGAGCACGAGGTTGTCGGCGTCGCGGGTGCGGACCGAGACGGTGATCGGCACGCCCTGATCGTCGACCTCGACGTTGTCCAGGTAGGCCGCGTGACGGCCGGCGTACTCGCCCGCGACGATATCGACCCAGCCGCCCAGCCGCGGCGGCCCGAGCTCCACGTCCTGGACGCCGTCGTCGATCACGTTCGGCGTCGCCTCGGGCTCGTCCGCCTTCTCGGACTTGGGTGCGGCCTTGGGCTCGTCTGCCTTCTTCTCGGTGGTCATTTCGCTCCTCTGCTCGGTGATCGCATATTGGAAAGTCTCTGCTCGTGCGCCTCCTGCGCGCGGCGCTCGTTCTGTGCATGGCCGTGCATCTTGACCGCGTGTTCCTCCTCGGCGTGGCGCATCGCCATCGCGTTCTGCTGACCGTCCTGCGCACCCTGAGCCGCGGCGATCAGCTGCTCGAGGCCCTGGCCCTGCATGTCGGCCTGATGGCTTTGAAGGTCCATCTGCATCTGCTGGCCTTGGGCGGCGCCGTTGAGCTGCGGCGGCTGCCCCTGCTGCGCCGCGGCCATCTGCGCCTGCTGGGCGGCCGCCTGCTGTTGCTCCTCTTGCTGCTTGGCGCGGTGCTCGGCGACGTGGCGCTCGAAGATCATCTGCACCTGCGGCGGGTACTGCGCGTAGCGCGCGGACTTCTGATGGTCGGTGTGGCCGTCGATGTGGGCCTGCGTGTCGTCGTAGTCGTTGACCGGCAATTGCTTGCCCTGTGCCAACAGCACGTTCTCGCGGTTGACCTGCGTCTCGTTGACCGTGTACTCCTGGATCAGATGGTCGGTCGCGCCGAGCCCCAGATCTCTGAAGAACTGCGCCAGCTGCCGGCCGTGCAGCCCGTTGCCGGTCTGCGTCATCATCGTCACGATGTCTCGCATCATCGCCTGCTTGGCCGCCTGGGACTGCGGGAAGCTCGAGCCGGCCTGGACCTCGACGTGGGTGTTGCCGCGAAGATCGGTGTTGCGGAAGTCGAAGATCTGCCAGGCGCCGTCGTCGCCGGAGATCTTGATGATCCGCGAGTCGGTGTAGTAGCGGCTGACGAGCTCTAAGATCTTGGTCCCGAGCGTCCCCAGCGCCTCCTCGTAGTCGGCGATCGCCAAGCCCAGGCGCGTGTCGTCGGCCTCCTGGAGCAGCGTGATCGCGCTCGCCGCCGTCACGCCGGGGGGCACCTGCGCGTTGGTCACCTCGTGCTGGCCTGAGATGTCCTCCATCGCCCGGCGAATCTGATCGGGCAGCTCCTTGACGTAGTCGGGGAGCGTCGGCGGCTCGAGGTACTGCGGGATCGGATGCTGACTGCCGGTCTCGTCGAAGAAGTGCCAGCCACCCGCCTGCGAGATCGAGTCCAGAAACGCCTCGGGGTCGACGACCGCCTGCTTGGACGCGATCCCCGTCGGATTGCCGATCCGGTTTCGGTTCTCGCCCATCTGCGACAGCGTCTTGTTGAGCTCGGTCTGCGGGCCTTGCAGCAGCTCGACGACGCCCATCCCCAAAAGGCGCCCCGGAACCGGGATCCCGGTCAGCATCACGTAGGGCATCGGGTCAAACGGCTTCTCGTCGCGTGCGAGCACCTTGCCCTGCGCGTAGACGATCCGCACGCCGTTGGGCCAGTCGGTCCCGGGCTTGGCCCAGAACTCGCGCAGCCGGATCCCCTTGTACGTGGTCTGCCCCGACCCCAGCGCGCCCATCAGCCGCGATTCCACGAGCCCCGGGCTCGCGACCGCGTCGGGCTTGAGCTCGACGCCGAAGCGCTGCTTGACGTACTGCGCCGAGCGCACCGACTCCTCGATCAGCCACTCGGCATCGGAGAACACGTCGCACATCGGATCGACGAACATCCCGAACGGTGACGGCGCCTGCACGCACACGTCGCCCGGCGCGATCCGCTTCGAGCTGACCTGCGCGCCGGTCGCCTCCGCGAACGCCTGGGCCACCCGCGGATCGCCGCGCATCGTCTTGCCCGTCTCATCGGTCATCAGCGACCCGTCGGGGCGCACGAGCACGTCGACCGGATCGCCGATCGTCGGATCCCAGTAGCACTTCAGCCACCCCGGCCCGCAGATCCGCGACCACTCGAGCCCCTTGAGCGCCTGCGCGCGCATGCTGAGATGGCCCCACATGTAGCGCATGATCTGCTCGGCGAGGCTCGCCGCGTTGGCGTCCTCCTCGTCGCCCGACTGCGGCGTCGCGACCCACACCGGCCGCGTCTTGGTCATCTTCGCGAGCTCCGTGCGGACCATCCCCGTGATCCGGTTCTCGGTCTCGGTGATCCGGTTGGGATCGCTCAGGCCGCGAGGCTCGACCAGGCGGTCGCCGGCGAACGCGAGCCACTGGCGGTTCTGGAAGAACGCCAGGCTCATGTACCACTGCGGCTCGAGCAGCCGGCGGTTGGACTTGGCCTGTTTGTACTTCTCGTCGAGGTCCTTGACGATCGAGTTGTCAGCCATCGTCGGTCAATCCGTAGTCGTCGGCGATGCTGATCCGCCCCGCCATGCTCAACCCGTCGTCCTCGCGCGCCGGCGGCGCCACGAACACGGGCGCCTCGCGGGGCGGCAGCGCCTCGGGGCGCTGGATGCGATCGGCAAGGATCCGGCGCTCGGCAGCGGCCTCGCGCTCGCGCGCGCGCGTGTACAAGAGAAAGGCGACGACGACGGCGACGAGCGCGACCGCCTCGAGCGCGGCGACGAGGGTCATCAGAAGCCCGCCGCGATCGTGACCAGCTGGCCCGTGGCGTCGCGGACGAAGCCGCCCGAGAACTGATCGCCCGCCGCCAGCGCGCCCGCCGCCTCGGCGACCGTCACCAGCCGCCCCGCCTGGTCGCGCCAGAAGCCGCCGCCCCAGGCGACGCCGGCGCCCGCGGCCATCACCATCAGCCTGCCCGCCTGATCACGGACGAAGCCGCCGGAGATCTGCTCTGTCGCCTGCAGCGGCCCCGCCGTGCCGGCGACGGTGACGAGCCGGCCGTCGAGATCTCTGACGAAGCCGCCGGTCACCTGCTCCGATGCCGTCAACGCGTTGGAGGCAGTGGTGCTCACGGTCACGAGCCGGCCCTGGGGGTCGCGGACGAAGCCGCCCGAGAACTCCTCGTTGGCCGCAAGCGTCACTGCGGCACCCCGGCGCCGACCAGCGCCTTGAGCATCACGTTCTGCTTGGCGAGCTCGTCGCGCTCGGCCATCACCTCTCGCAGCTTTGCCAGATGACGGCGATGAAGGACCGGGACGAACCCCAGGCACTCGGCCATCTCGCGCACACAGCCCTCGCACAGGCTCAAACGGCTCAGCTCCGCGAGCACGGCGTTGGACTCGCGCGTGCGCACGACCCCGCGGTCGATCGGCACGCCCAGATCGACGAACACCGTATCGGCATCCGCGCCGGCCAGACAGCCCGCGCAGAACTGCGGCTTGGGATCGGCGATCTGCGCGCGCCACGCCGGCGGCGGCACGAGCTCCTCGGCGGTCGGGCTCACTGGCGCCCCGATCGGCTCGCCGCGAGCAGCTGCGCCAGGCGCATCGCGACCGGCGAGCCCGACGGGATCCGGCCGGGAAGCGGGCGCATCGCAACCGGCTGCGGTACCCGCGGCTGGGTCGCTGAGATCATCGGGCCGCCGGGATTCACCGTCTGAGCCGGCACCGGCCCGAAGCCGGGGCGCCCGAACACCGCCGGCTGCGGCACGCGCGGGTAGGCGCCCACCGGCACCGGGCGCGGCCTTGGGGACTGCGGCGAGGAGAACGACATCGGGATCCTTTCGCTAAGAGAACTGGCCGGGGCCGAAACCGCTCGAGAGCGTTCTGCGCTTGCCGAGCTTCGCGACGCGCTCCATATGGCGCCTGAGCATTCGCTCGCGCGTGGAGCGGTGCTCGGGCTCGGGCTTTCTGATCGGCGCCAGCGGGCGCTGCATGCACACGTAGCGCAGCGCGTCGAGCAGGTGGTCGTCGCGCTTGACCGGCGTCTCGCGCGCCTCGTGCTCGGATCGCCCCGCGTCCATCACCCAGCGATAGCGGCGAAACTGGCCCTGAAGCTCTGAGCAGTTGGCGGCGACGAGCAGGCGCTTTTCGTCGATGCGCTCGCGCACGCGGTTGATCCCCGCCGAGACGGCGTTCTGGCCGGGGATCGTGTAGATCCCGTGATCGGCGAACTCCTGCTGGTCGGATCTGCCGGTCTGCGCGTTCTTGTTTCGCGACGCCGGGTCGATCGCCGACCAGTTGACCTTCAGCGGGATCGTCTCGCCCGAGTCCTTGCGCGTCCCCCAGCGCAAATCGCGCTTTCGCATCTCCTCGCACGCCTCCTTGACCGTCGCGCCGCGAAGGGCGATCTCATCGAAGCAAACGAGCGTGTCGTCGAAGTCAAGGAAGCAGTAGACGACCGCGCACATGTGCCGCCAGCCCGGGTCGATCCCCCGGAACACCTCGGCGCCGGCGGGGACGGCCTCGATCTGGGGGACGGTCTCAGGAGGACTGGGATAGATCAGCCCCGAGAAGGAGACGAAGCGCCCCGACTTGCGGGCCTCTCTCTCCGGGCCGGAGTACTTCTGCAGCTGGCGCCGCTTGCCGCTCTCGGACAGATGCGGGTTGTCGTCCATGTCGACGACGACCACACGGCAGTCGGGCTCGGCCAGCCTGCCCAGATCCCACGGCTCATAGATCTGGTCATACAGCCACGCCATCCCCGAGAAGGGCGTCAGCGCGAAGATCTCCTCGCCGTCGTAGTCGACCAGGCGCATCGCGCACTCGTTGCGGACCTCCAGGCGCGGCTCCTCGTCATAGACCACCCGATGCAGCGCCACCCCGCCGAGCTTCTCGCGATCCTGCTCTGAGGAGTTGAACTGGATCCACGAGCCGTTCTTGAAGCGAAGCATCCGCTGGACCTTGTCCCAGGAGCGATCGAACGACGAGCCCCAGTAGGCCGCGCGCGGACACCACTCGCGGATCTTCTCGTGGATCACGCCGTCGAGCGTCGAAGTGAGATCGGGGGTGACGACGCGGACCTTGACCGGCGGCGACCAGCGCTTGAAGGCTTTGAGATGATCGGGGACGAGCTCATCGTCGAGCACCTGAATCAGCGTGTCGAGGATCGCCGCGGTCGTCTTGCCCGAGCGGTTGCCGCCGAAGAAGGCGCGGATCGCCGGAAACGGCGGCGAGTGAAAGGCGAGCTGCTTTGAGTGCGGGGAGTAGCCCAGGAGTGGGTTCTCCCGAAACGCCTTCTCGAGCGCTTCGAGCTCGCGGCGGACCTCCTCCTGGCGCTCGGGCGGGAGCGCTTCGAGGATGTCGAGGTTGACGCTCATGCCGCCGGCCGAGCCGGCCATCTTCTGCTTCGCCACTCTGACACTTTCTGTTACACGCGCGCGTGCTCGCGCGAGGGGGGTTCAAATCCGGGTGAGGTGTAGGCGCAAGGAGTCACACGTCGCGCGCGCGCGACTGCCTCCCCCCCGCCGTCGGCGACGTCCGGACTGCGTGCGCGGTGAGGGGCACCGGCCTCGGGCCTCGAGCGACACCCACCCGGCATCGGAGGGCCTCGTGTGTCATGTTCTAGCGTCTTTCGGCCATCGTGACACAGTGAAAAGCGCTCGATAGCAGGGAGATCGTGCCGACTGAGCGTCGGCCTGGGAGGCCGTGTGCGGCTACGCCGCGGCCGGCTCGGGCGCATCATTAGACGCGCGCGCAAGCTCGTCGGCGTCTGCCGAGTGCTTGCGTTCAGTGTATCGGCGACGTGCCGCTGGACGAGAAATGTAGACCGCCGTGGCGGGCATCCAGCTGAGCACATACGCCGTGCGGCTGACTCCTTCTTTCTTCGCTTCGGCGTCTATGAACTCGATCAATTCGGTATCGACCGAGAGCGCCATATTGGCTGTTGCCACTGGTTCTTATCCAATCTTTAGCTTGACATCGTTTAGACGCTGCTATACCTTGCCGATAGAGAGTTTGAGTCAATTCACCACCAGCAAGGAAATACAATGGAAATCTCCGAAAATATCGTGGCCTGGAAGCGCCAAGCGTACGAGCTCGGCGTGGAGCACGCGCAGAATGCGGCGTCCTGGGCAACGGACGGTAACGAGTCCGACGAGTCCCGGCGCGCGAAGTTGCGCATGTTGGAAGATGGCGATCCGGCGGTTTACGACCTGCTGCCGACGTGGCCAAATCTCAGCGGCGAATGGGCGGACGATCCG